ATCAACCGCGTGCGAGAGATCATTAAGGACGGACACACCGATGTGCTCCGGTAGGTAATCTCGGAATTTTTCCCGAGACTTCTTTTCGCGTTGATTCGCCATTTGGTAGTTTCCTTATGGATAACTGGAACGGTAGGATACCGCCCCTTCAATTGACTCAGAAAGAAAACCACTCTTCGGTTATTTGCTGATGTATCTCCAGAATAAACTGGTTCTCATCAACAGACAACTGGTTCGACAAAATTGTCGTCCCTAGTAAGAAGAGCACACCCGCAATCACCAGAAGCATTCGCTTCGGTTTAGCTGCGAGAGAAAGGAGTTTCTTTAATATCTGCAGCGCTTGTAAACGCCACATCTATCAATAGACCCCTTCCAATTCAACGAGAGCATCATTTACTAGCACTTTCGAAGTAGCTAGAGAATCGGCTAGCAAGCCGATCAGATTATCTCGTTCCTGAGTAGACGAACTCTGGTCAAAAGAAACTTGCAAGTCGGCATAAGCCGTGCGAGTAACCAGTGGAGAGTCGACGCTGTCGATTGTCTGTGTGACAACAACAGGCATAGCAATGCGCAACCGGCCTTTATACTTAGTGCCAGCGCGGCGCATCGACACGGAGAGAGTATTTTCTCCGAGGGGTACGCCACTTGATTCACCACAAACTCCAATACCATTGTCTTTCGACCGTGGTGTGAAAGTGTGGGTCACAGGGGTGGCTTCGCGGTCATTGATCGCGATGCTTTGAAGTTCAGGCATATAGCCAAACCTTCCTATTTGTTAGAGTACCAGAGACACCATTTGAGAATGCAGAAAATCACTTAGAAGTGGTATTTCCTGCCGCTAATAACAAGCGCAATGGCCGAGGTACTGTGTGAAGATGTAAAGCCCCATTTCACATATGGAACCGCTAACGGTGCCCCAACGATTCGTTCGCGGGACATCGCTCGATATTCTACTTTCAGGTTCTCGATGATACCAATCTTGTAGGTACCCTCGTAGAAATAAGCATTAAATGCCGCATTGGCATAACCAGTTCTATAGCCGCCGATAAACTCGACGCCCATATGACTGGGACTCATTGCTTGAAGCCACGTTCCGATAGGAACGAACCAATCAAACACAAAGGAGAAGGGTACAAGTTCCCATGCAATCACTGCAGGGTTCGTCACACCAATCGAAGAGAGAAAATAAAGGACGTCGTTGTCGATGGTATAATAGAGTTTACACTCTAAGCCCATCTTAACGCCGCCAGTTATCCGAGTGACGCCAGCTGGCTTACCCGGATATCTCCACTCTCTCCGCTTCACTACTGAAAGCGTGGGAGGAAATTTTGACCAGTCGGTTTTAAGGGCCTCGATAAGCCCGTAGATATCCCTTAATAGGGGTCTCCAACCGTATTGTATTGCTAGCCAAAACTTTGCTGGCGTAAGAAACTGATACTTCATCCATTGTGCACGATGCACCCTGAGTAAAGCAGCAGCTTTGTGATACTCACGCCGCCTGACAAAGTGCCAGGCTCGTAAAACGATAAGTGTCGATTCGACAACGAGGTTATAAGTTCTTTTAGCCTCTGCTATCATAATGCCGAGTTGAAAATCACCATTAGGCACTTTTGCAAGTGCTTCAGTAGTGACTCGATTCTTGGCATTTGAGGAGATGACAGGTGTTCGTTGGGCAACATTAGTAGTGCCCCACCCGTATAAATTACCTCCTCCACGACGCCCTGAACTACTTGTCCCATGGTGCACATAGTAACGTGAACCAATCTTGGATGTATAGTTATAGGGGTACCCGATGCATTTCCCGAAAAACGACTTGTAATTTGTCGAATGACGGAAACCGTTTACATACGGTTGATGGATAATCTCGTCACGCTGCGTTCGTGAGAACGTATGTGTTGAGTAGCCAGTCGTGAGCCATGCAGGATAATCTTCCCTGTATTTGGTCCATTGGACTGATCCATCTTGTGTCTTATCATCACGCAAAGTGTAGTCCTCCTAGTCACACCGGTATTATACCGTTTTCTTATGTGACTTGTGCGGGACCCAGCTATGTGCTGAGTACCTAGTTCGAGAATGTCACTTAAAGACATATCTCACTCTGCGAATCACTGCAGAGCCTTACTAACTACACGCGCTCAACCCGAAGGTTGAGCGAGTGTTCATTTCCAACCTTGATCTAATCAGTGAATAATCACTGTTCAGTTAAAGAACGTCTGACAGGTGAGGACCAAACGGTTCTAATCTGAAACGACGGGCGGCGGCGATCAACCGACGCTTACGACGTAAGTCTGGAAATGGTTAGTAAGAGG